GTGGAGATGGAGCTCAAGGTGGCCCATCTGGCGGTGGCGGTGGTGGCGAACTATGGAATTTAGATGGAAACGGATACTTTTATGCAGGTGGCGGCGGAGGCGGCGGTATGTGTTCCGCGGCCGGCAACGGCGGCGAAGGCGGAGGAGGAGGCGGATCTGCTGAATCTTCTAGTGGTGGTACCGGTGGTGGTACAGCAAGAAACGCAGGTGGTAATGGTGCCAGCAGTACTGCTACAGCAGGTAATGGCGGTGCTAATACTGGCGGTGGAGGAGGTGGTGGCGCTCACGGTAATGGTAATGGCGGTGCCGGCGGCTCTGGAATTGTAATTATAAGGTATGAAACATAATGTCACATTTTGCAAAAATAGATAATAACAATATTGTCACAGAACTAATCGTTGCTGAAAAAGATTTTATTAACACTGGTGTAAGAGGTGATGAGTTTCGTTGGGTACAATATAGTTATAATAATAACTTTAGAAAACAAAAAGCCGATATAGGCTTTACTTGGGATAAAACAAATGAAGTATTTGTTAGGCCTCAGCCACATGATTCATGGACATTAGATGATAATCATGATTGGCAACCACCTATAACATATCCAACAGATGGTAAAACTTATGTTTGGGTTGAATCAGTTTATCAAGGTGATAACAGTCTAGGCTGGGTTGAATCTCCTGGATATTAATATAATTTATGATAAATACATTAATAACAATGGAGAAAAGTTATGGCTTTCTATATAGGAACAGATAAAGTAATATCAGATACAGACGCTGGTGCGGGTATTTCAACTAGTAGTGATCTAGATAAGTTACAAATTAATGGCGTAGATGTGTTAACGCATAGTGGCGGCACGATTACATTAAAAAATGTAGTTGTACAAGATGCTATGGAATCATCAATAAACACAGATAACTTAACAGAAGGCTCAACTAACATATTCTTTACAGACGCTAGAGCAGTATCAGCACTTTCAACTATAACAGCGGCAGCTACAACAGATCGTGCGTTAATTCGTACAGAATTTGCGGCGGCAGATACAGCACAAACAGCCTCAATTACAACTGCATATGAAGCATATGTAAATTCAGCAGTAACATCAGGAACAGGATCTTTAGACACAGATGATATAGCAGAAGCAAGTAATTTATATTTTACTAATGCTAGAGCAGATGCTAGAGCACAATTAAAAATTGATGCATTGATAGATTCAGCACCAGGTGCATTGGATACATTAAATGAATTAGCCGCGGCGTTAGGCGATGATGCTAATTTCAGTACAACAATAACTAATTTAATTGGTGCAGAAACAACAGCACGTACATCAGCAATTTCAGCATTAACACATGATGGATTTTCAGATTTTGTTGCTAACGAACATATAGATTGGACAGCCGCATCTGCTGGAACTATTCATGCTAGTAACTATGTTGACACAGGCAACACAACATATACAGCAGGTAATGGACTAACATTAAATACTACAGAATTTGAAATGAGTGGTTCATACACTGGTAGTTTTACAGCGACTGGTGATATTACAGCATACTCAGATAAGAGATTAAAAAGAAATATAGAAACAATTAATAATCCTATAGATCTAGTTAATTGTTTAAGAGGTGTAAACTTTGAGAAAGATGGAAGACATAGTACAGGTGTTATAGCACAAGAAGTAGAAGAATTTTTTCCAGAAGTAGTTCATACTGATAGCGAAGGAATGAAATCTGTAGCATATGGAAATATAACAGGTTTATTAATTGAAGCAATTAAAGAGCAACAAGGAATTATAGAAGGTTTACAAAAACAACTAACAGACTTAAAAGAAAACCAAAATAAAGAATAATATACTACTATATGCTCTGAGGGCATTTAGATAAATATAATTGCAATGCAATATGCAGTGCATTTATCGATAATTACACGCAAGGAGTCAAATTATGGCATTACCAGCAACAGGCGCAACTATTACAATGGGACAAGTACGTAACTACTTTGGACTTAGTGGAACAATTTCTATGAGTACACTTGGTAACTACATTTCACCATCAGTAACAACAAATATTAAATTATCAGCAACTTTCGGTGGATGGCAGAATCCTAATCCGACTGGAGCAGACGGTTAATAGTTAGTCATACGAATAACATAAATAGCAACGCTGTCATTGACAGCGTTGTTATTATACAATAAAATAAAGACACAGGAGAAAATATACAATGAGTATTAGAACACGTTTTGAAATTGAAACGTTTGTACTTGGCGCTCACCCAACACCAGCGAGGAAAGCACAAGTATTAACCCAAGAGCTTATGCAGGCTCGAGAACAAAAACACCCTGATCTTCAAATTCTAGAAGATATTTATAAAGACTTTAGTGCAGAACATGATGTAGACGCATTATTGGCTGATATTGATTCTTCAGAAGAAGAATATTGGGTAAATCGTTTAGCAAAATTAGCGGCGATTGATATTTTAACAATTGGTAAAGTACAACCAGAACACATGAATTACATGGTAGCCTTAGAAGATGAGGCGTTTGCCGCATGTGTTAAATCGGCTACATCAATAGCTAAACAACTTAATTACGAAGTTCAGCAAATTGAAGCAGAACTACAATCAGAACTCGCTTCTGAAAAGTAATTAATGGTCAGTACAACAAACCATTATTATAAAAAGAATAATTCCGCAGATGTAGCAATTTGTGTTCCTGTGCAGAATCAAGTTACAGCGGTTTTTGCGTACAGTTTAGCCATGCTTCAAAAAAAGTGTGGTGAAACTGGACTCATAACTTCATTGCATTTTAATATGGGCAGTGAAGTAGCAATGCAAAGACAACAGTTAGTTGATCAAGCACTAGATACAAAATGCACACATATAATGTGGATAGATGCAGATATGCAGTTTCCAGTAGATACATTAAATATATTATTGGCAGCTGATAAAGACATTATAGCAGGAAATTATTCAACAAGAGTTCCACCACATAGGCCGGTTGCCTTTAAAAGTAAAAATGATTTAGATAGTAGAGTTTTTTCAGGAAAAGGAATTGAAAAAGTTTGGGCAGTAGGAAGTGGAATGATGTTAGTTAAAAGAGAAGTATACGAAAATATTTCTCGACCTCATTACAAGATTGAGTATAGCAAAGATTATACTAATTTAGTAGGAGAAGATATATACTTTTGTAGCCTTGCTAACGACAATGGATACGAAGTAAATATTAGTCACGAGTTAAGTGACAGAATTGCACACATAGGAACACGTGCATATACAATTAAGGACGATTGCAATGATTAATTTAATTAATACAAGAAAAGATTTCCAAGGACAAAGTGTTGTAACACCTTGGGATAGATTGAAAAAGTTTATGTTTGATTCATATCCAATTATTAAAACACCTATAAAATTAACGGACGAAGAAGCGTTACTAGAGTTAGCATCTAAATATAAAGATGAACATGATATGGCTTGGATAGTATTTGATGAAATTGAAGTAAATCCAACGTTTTCATGGCAATATAGACCTAGTGATATGGGTAAGAATTTTATTCATACATTTCCTAGAGTAGTTAAACGAACTAACAGACCAGTTAGTTGGGGAGACATTCAATTAGTTCCTACAAACAGTATGTCACATGGAACAGTACAAAACAAACTTGTATCAAGTTATCATGTAGCAGAATTTGATGTATTCATGATTAGTTTTCATGAAGCTGAAGCAGATGAAAATTTCCAAAAATTAAGAAATAGATTTAAAGATGCTCAACACGTAAAAAATGTTGAAGGTATTGGCAATGCACATAAACGTGCAGGTGAATTAGCAAAAACAGAAATGGTTTATATTGTTGACGCTGATGCAGATATAACAGGACATTTTAGTTTTGATTATATTCCACCAATGAGTAGTAGAAAAAATACAACTTTTGTATGGAGTGCAAGAAACCCAATTAACGATTTAGAATATGGTTATGGTGGTGTTAAGTTATTTCCAAAAGAACAATTACTTTCATTAGGACATGAATTGCCAGATTATACAACAGGTTCAGCATTTTATCAACCAGTAAGTGATATATCAAATATTACTCGATTTAATAAAGATCCATATAGAACATGGCGTAGTGCATTTCGTGAATGTGTTAAGTTAGCAAGTTCTGTAAACCCTAACCAAAAACAAGAAGAAACAGATGCAAGATTAGAAGCATGGTGTACAATTGATAATGGTGGACGTTTTGGACGTTATTGTATTAAAGGTGCATTAGAAGGTAAAGCATACGGTATAGAACATAAAGATAACCCAGAAGAATTAAATAAAATTAATGATTATGAATGGTTACGTGAACAGTTTGTTGCTAGTATGAAAAAGCGAATAACTGAGTAAATGAATTATTTTATTATCGCTATGATAGTGATGTTCAACAGTAGCACAAACAAATACCAATACTTATATCATATTAATGAGGATAGTTTATATCCAAGTGCATCTTCGTGCTTGTCAATGATATCTGATCCAACGTTTGGAAAAGAACATAAAATAGAAGTATTGCAAGAATTTGAAGATGTAATTAAAAATAAACCAGTTTCATTAGTTAGACTTGCATGTTTAAACAAAGATAAAGTTGAAGAATATAAAGTCTTTATGAAAGAAAATAATTAAATTATTTTTTCTTTATTTGTTGTGCGTGTACAGTTTTAAGTTTTTTAACAAACTGTTTTGAATTAAATTGTATTTTTGCACCAGGGTGTAATGGTCTAGGCCAATTTCCTATTTTAACCCAACAGTAGCCATCGCTTTCGTTATTAAGTACAGGAATAAATTCATCATCTACAGTAACAACGAAGCTATTATATATAAATTTTTTATTAGGGCTAGTAAATTTGTTTATAGGAATAACTTTATCAATAGAAGGTACTAATCCTATTTCTTCTTCCATTTCTCTATATAAAGTTTCAATAGGTCGTTCATTTTCTTCACCCTTACCACCAAAAAATCCCCACGTTCTAGGATGATTAACTGCACCACTTCTTTGCTGTAGCATTACTCTGCCAGTGTCTATGCTTAAAAAAATGCAACCGCTCGCTATTATCATATTAAAAAATTAGAGATATATTCGCCAGTAACCTGAATTATATATGCCTTCATAACTGTTAATCCATTCTTTGCTATTCCATTCAAGTTGGTCATCGGATGAAACATTTGTTACGTATTGTGTATCACTTATTGTAGAGCTATCAAAACTAACAGTCCAAGTTGAACCGTTGTATTCTATAATATCATTTTTGTTAGCAACTACGCTAGTCCATAAAGCATTTATAGGAGCATTGTTTAATATAATATAACGTTGCCCTGTAACTGCGGCTGGAACACTTCCATCACCTGGATAATTTTTAGCAGGATCTACAACAGCATCAATGGCCGTTAGTGTATTTGTTGGTAATGTTGAATTGTCTATTGTAACTTTAAGAAGGTTAGGATCAGATGGGTGTTCTTCTAGTCTTCCAATTATATCGTTTGAATCATCATCTATATCACTACCTTTTCTAAGTCTTAATTGACTTATTCCATTTCTTAATACACCAAATGGTAACAATACTTTATCCCATTCTAATACTACTCCATCGTCGTCTAGATTTGTTCCCTTGTCATTTAGTATTTGTAAATTACCATTTAGATATTTTGCTTTTTTATCTTTGTATGTTACAACAGTATATTTTAATGTTGATGTATCAAATGTTTTATTTTCTTTAAAGTTTTCTAAGTCAACATCATCTAAACTATATAATTCACTAATAATAGTATGAATAAGTTTTTGCTGTTTTAATTTTGCAGGAGGAGTAATATACACTGGAATATTAAAAGTTAATGTGGCTACATCAATAATATCATCAATGCTTGATCCTACACTTCTAGTACTCCATGATGTATTTGTTAATTCTACATGACTTAAAGCAGTCCAATCAACTGGACTGTTGTTAGTTCTAATATCTAATGTTGGATTAAACAATACTAAGATTTGTTCCATTAATTGTAACTTTTGATCTGTATTTGATGTCCAAATATCACAGTTCATTACTAACATATAAGGAACAGGTGCGTATCTTTCAACAGTATATTGGTTGCCTAGTTCGTTAGTATATTTTCCAGTAGTTTCATCATATTTCTTTTCATTGACTTGTACTTTATCAACATGATCTTGATATGTTCGTCTTTCAGCAAACATATCTAATGATGTTACATAACAACTTATAAATGGAACAGTATTAACAATGTTCTCACTGTTCTCTCTTGTTATGTGTGCCGCCATACGATTAATGTCACCATAACGTACAGGTACTTGTTGGTATATGGGGAGATCATTATCGTTCTTTCCCATTTGTACACTAAATCCACTAAACAGTCTTATAAACTGTTGAATGTATCTGCGAATTTGTTTATCGTAAAAATATTGTTGTGCCATTATTCAAAATCACTTTTTGGTTTAATAACTTTAGATAGAGGTTGTTTTTCTGGAACTTCTTTATTGTCAATAATTGTTGTAGCATCATTGTTAATAAATTGACTAGCATTATATGTTGTATCACTCCAAGTTTGATCAGTAATATTATCATATAGTCTATGCCATTTACTTCCACGTCTTACAAATAATCTATTAGGAGTAAAATCTGTTCTTACAAAATACTCACCTTCGTTTGGTTCTGTAGGAAACTGATCACCTTGTTGTAATACTTCACCGTGTTCATATGTTTTGCTAGTATCTTCTTGACCAAATAAATGATCTGCTAACGGTAAATTATTTGGATTAGCTTCTTCTGCACTTCTTACAATAGCATTACTAATATTAAGTTCTGTTTTATAAGAACTAAGATCGTTTTTAAGACTATCTGGATCACTAGCAGTACCAAGTATATCTGCGTATTCTTGTGTATCTGTTAATGGTGCTACTTTAACACGCCAAATATGTGGATACCATGTTTGGGAAAAACCTTCACTTCCCCTAGCGGCATCTTGTACTACATAAAACTTATTAATAGCTTCTTTGTCATTAGTAAGTAATAACTCATCACGTAAATGTGGTAATTCTATTACATCACCGGGCATAAGTCTACGACCTAATCTCTCTACCATATCGTTAATATGAAAACTAATAAACAATGTATCGTTTGTTAAAAACAAACCAAATTGTGTTAAATCAAAGTCGTTATCACTTACATTATATACACCACGTAAATCAAAAATATCTGGATCGTATTTACGATCTCTATTTTCCATAAACAATAGGTCTTGTACATTAGTTTCATCAATTAATCCTTCTGGATTAATTTCTTCACCAGTTATGTTATCTATTTCTAAACCACTGCCATAGTTTGGTTCACTTGCATCTGTATTTTTTGATTGTGGTAAAGGTCCTAGGTACTTATGTACATGAACACCTGTTCCGCCTATATCAAATTGTTCACGGATAGCTCTATCCATAAATGTATAGTCGTTACTTTTATAACCTTTATATAAACTTAGTCTTGGCATGTGGTTTTCCTTGTTATATTGTATTTATCCTTCTTTATCATTATATATTCTTATATAGGCTAAATAGTTATGTATGCAGTTAACGCTGATATAGAGTACGAACTGAGATAACATTATTAGTAACTCTGCATTATATAAGGAAAATATTATGTTTAATTTTTTCAAATCTAAGAAATGGGCTCTTTGGGCCTATCTTGGTTCAGCCGTAATTTTATCATCTTTATGGTTATCAGTTCAAATCGATGTTCAAATTAACCATTGGTTTGGCGGTTTCTATGATATGATTCAAACAGCATTAGGATCCCCAAATGCTATTACAGCGGCCGACTATTGGGGAAGTTTAGCCAGTTTCGGTAAGTTAGCGGTGTTATGGATTGTGTTAGGATTAGCTACCAGCTTCTTAACTGCACACTTTTTATTCCGTTGGCGTGCCAGTATGGTTGAATGGTATCATGCTGTATACGATAAAGCACGTACTATTGAAGGTGCGGCTCAACGTGTACAAGAAGATACAATAAAATTCAGTAGAATTATGGAAGGACTCGGCACTGCTTTAATTGAGAGTGTCATGGTACTTGTAGAATTCTTCCCACTATTAATGGGTCTAAGTGTTGGTATTCCAATATTATGGTTCGGCGATTGGGAATATGGATTAGTATCTGGTGCACTCATTTGGGCTGTAGGTGGTACAGTTTTAATGATTGTACTAGCATGGTTACTAAGACTTGTAGGCATTGAATATGATCTACAGAAGAAAGAAGCGGCTTATCGAAAAATACTTGTTATTGCAGAGGACGATGGAACTACAAGACCAAAGTCTTTAGAAGAGCTGTTTGATGGTGTAAGAAAAATTCATTATAAGAGTTATTTAAGATATTTGTATTTTAACATAGGACGACTTGCATACTTGCAGGCTAACGTGTTAGCAGGATACATCTTCTTAGCACCTGCAATTATTGCAGGAGTTATGACTTTAGGTGTAATGCAACAGATTTTACGTGCATTCGGACGTGTTGAAGGATCACTTCAATATTTGTTTAAAGCATGGCCTACTATTATTGAGTTGGCTAGTGTATACAAACGTTTACGTGAATTTGAAGACAAGATCAAAAAAATGGAATAACCAAAAATACCCGATAATTTAACGATTTTCGGGTATTATTTTCAAAAAAAATTAAAAATCCTTGTAAGTCATTGATTTATAAGGATTTTTTTATGGCAGAAAAACTTGACAAGTAAGACGTCTTACTGTATACTATAAGTATAGTTAATAAAAAAGGGAGTTAGAAATATGTTTAAAAAAGAGAAATTTAGTTATTTTGGTGGGTATTTAACATATAACCTAGAAAACGGTGAACGTGACATTTTTATTGCACGTTTTAAACATGGTGGGCCTTTTACTAAAGCTAAGTTCCTTAAAGAACTTCTTACTAGTCATACTGTAGAAAGTTATACAGCGGCTATGAAAGAAGGCAAAGCACCATTAACAATTCTTAAAGACACTAACCCAAGTTGGTATACAACTGTTATGGAAACTTGGAAATCAAAACAAGGAGCATTATAATGAGAAGTAACGAATTAAATAAAACATATAAAATTTACCAAATACAACTTTCAAAAGCAGATGTTGATATGATTAATGACAAAGGACATAACAGTGTTCCTCATCATAAAGCAAAATTGGATATGAATTTTGCTGATAACATTGGTGCATTAGCCAAAGATGCTTTTGATAAAGGTTATTACACACACGTTGCTAATATCACTGCTGATGGACTTGAAGATGTGTTTCATGTTGGAAACATGGGTCCAGAAGAAAACATTGAAAGGTTAACTAAAATGCATAGCCTTAGTGTTGCTGATGTTGTAGAAGGCCCAGACGGAATTAAGCACGTTGTTGCTAGTCGTGGTTTCGCAAAGGTTGACTAAAATCCATTTTCGTTGTAAACTTGTTTTTGATTGAGATTAATTCGCTAAACTAGCGAATTTTTCTTCTTATTGATAACTACAAAAATACCACGGAGAAAAAAATGGCCTTACTTAAAGGTATTAAACGAAAAAAACCCACAAGACCTTCCAGGAGAATTCGTGCTGGCGATTTAAAAGATCCTAGTTGGGAAGGTGCTAGTGAATGGTCTGGCGAAGAAATGCATCGTAAGTTATCAGGTGCAACTGATTATTATTATAGAAATTATAAAGCGGCAATTTTGCATGGATATGCATATGATTGGATGTTGGAAAATGGATATAGTAAATATGATGTAAGATGTGCTAAGGCATCTACAGGATCTTCTATTAGCTCTACATTAGGATATTATTGCAGAATGCTTACTATGGGATGTCCAGATGTACATGAAGCACATAATAGATATTGGGAGAGTCTTGCTGGTACAATGGGAACTCCGAAGCCTCATACAGAATTTATTAACAAGAATATTAAAGCCGCAATTGAAGATGGCAAAGTTCATGTAGAAAAAGCAGAAGCACTTGCAAAACAATTAGCAAAAAATAAAGAAAACAATCGCAAGCCTACTATTCAAGAATTACTACATCGTGCCGCATATCAAATGACTGATGATATTGAATGTTGGCTTGAAGATTGGATTGATAATGGGTATAATCCTAAAACAGTTAAAGACTTTAAACCAGTTAGTATGCTTCGACAAGCAGGAGTAAAACAAGCACATTCGCGTATTATTCGTAATTTATATATAGATAATGTAAATGAATTTGTAGAACTTCTTACAAAAGTATCAAAAGAAGATAAAGATGATTGGCGTTTACAGTTGGAAGAAGGATATAGTCATATGACTCCTGTACAACATAAAGCATGTCTTGAAGTATATAGAAAAATAGTAGATGCATGTGATATACTTGCGGCAGAAAGTAAAGCAAATCGTAAGCCACGTAAAGTACGAATTAGAAGCCCAGAAGCCATTGTTAAGAAGCTCAAATTTAAGCAAACAGACACCGAATATGGTTTGGCTAGCATCTTACCAGCAGACATTATTTACTCGCGAATACTGGTGGTTTTTAACACTAAAAACCGCAAGATCGGGCTGTATTATGCTCGTAATGTTGACCCTATGGGATTAAAACGTGAAGGTAGTGGACTTAATGTAAAAGGAACCACAATAAAAGGATTTGATGAAGGAAAGAGTTTACAACGAACAGTACGTAAACCAGCTGAGTTCTTACCTCAAATTAAAAAAGCCACAAGAGCTAAAACAGAAAAGTTGTTTCAATCGTTAAAAACAACAGAAACTAAACTAAATGGACGTGTTAATGGAGAGATCATCCTAATAGCCGCCTTCAATAAGTGATACTGTGATAAATACATAGTAGGAGAATTAAATAATGGCTCAATTGAATAAACTTCAAAAAGAAATAGAACTACGCCTAGGCGGCGGAATGATCGATGTCGAACTCGATCCAGAACATTATGAACTTGCCGCTGATAAAGCACTTCAAAAATATAGACAACGTGCAGAAAATGCAGTAGAAGAAAGTTTCATTATTTTAGAAATATTAGAAGGTCAAAATGAATATACATTACCAGAAGAAGTAATGGAAGTAAGAGATATTTATAGACGTACAACTGGTGTAAGTAGTGGAACAGGAAATGACATAGAACCGTTTCAAGCCGCATATCTTAATACATACCTTTTAGGTAGCACTAGATCTGGTGGATTAACATCTTTTGATTTCTTACAGCAAAATAGAGAAGCAATGGGTAGACTATTTGGTGCTGAACTTTTATTTACTTGGCGCCCACAAGATAAGAGATTAATCCTACAAAGAAAAATTAAAGCAGATGATAATGCAGTTTTGCATTGTTATAATTACAGACCAACTGAGAGTTTATTAGCAGATACTTACGCTGGTCCTTGGATAAAGGATTATGCGTTCGCACATGCTAAATTAATGTTGGCAGAAGCACGTGGTAAGTTTACACAAATTGCAGGGCCACAAGGCGGAACTACAATGAATGCAGATCAATTACGTCAAGACGCTATGACCGACATCACTAACTTAGAAACAGAATTAACATTATACAATGACGGAAGTGTTGGACTTGGTTTTGTAATCGGATAATATGTACCCAAACACAATTCACTCATTTTCTAACACCTATTGTCAAAATTGTGGCACAGGTTCTCACTGCGGCAATCCTCGTTATGTTACAGAACAAGACTATGAAGTAGATGGCGGTGAGTATAGAGAAATAAAAGTTTGTGATCATTGTAGATGTAAACAATGTACACAACCTGACCAACCTAAACCTAAAACTTATAATCTTAAGTTTAAAAAAATTAATCCTGAAGGCTTTAAAAAACCAAAAAAGGAAGTTACTTGGGAACAACTATTACAACATATGCAGAATCTAAGCAAAAGAAGAACTTGACACTTTAGTAATAATTTAGTATAATACGTACATGAAACAAATAATTGGTATATGTGGACTTATAGGGCACGGAAAAGATACAGCGGCAGGATTCTTAATTGAAGAAGGATTTGAAAGAGTTAGTTTTGCAGGTGTATTAAAAGATGCATGTGCTAATATATTTGGATGGGATAGAATACTATTAGAAGGCAACACCGCAGAAGGCAGAGTATGGAGAGAAACAGTTGATGAATGGTGGGCCACTCGTTTAAAAATTCCAAATTTTACTCCACGTCTTGCATTACAACAAGTAGGTACAGATGCATTAAGAACGCACTTTCATCCTGATATATGGGTTGCCGCTTGTGAACGTCAAATTGTAAGTACAGAAAAAAGTGTTGTTATAAGTGATTGCAGATTTTTTAATGAACTTCAAGCTATTAAAAATCTCGGCGGAAAAACAGCAGTTGTATGGCGATATGATAAACCAGAATGGTGGAACAACGCATCTATTCTTAATGAAGCAAAAGTTTCAAAAAAGCCAATGCATATTGTAGATGGAATGAAGGCTAGACATCCAGAAGTACACAAAAGTGAATGGAGTTGGGCAGGCTGGAAATTTGATATTGAACTTTTAAACACATCTACACTTGAAGAACTCAGAAAACATACCCTAGACAAAATAGTCAGATAAATATATATACTGTTGTAAAGGACATTATATGTTTAATGAAGAATGGTGGCAATCCAAAAATAAATCAAAAGAATTAACATTAGGTTGGTTATATAATAATGACATTAAAGATGACTTTGCTAAAGGTTATACAAGAAATTTAACTGACTATTGGTCAGTTGAAATGTCTAATTTTATTTGGCAATCTTTTGCTAGTGATACTATATCTGATTTATTAAAACAAGCATACAATAATGGGTTTTCAAAAATACTTGTTTTCAAACAAGGATGTATGCCTCGTGATGATAAATTTCACACTGAATTTATAAAGTTTTATAATGATAATAGTGATGCTAAGTTTGTTGGGCACATACTAGATCATAATGAAACTTATTATAGAATTCATCCACAAACATTTTTAATTGATCTTAATTGGTGGGCTGATGCTGGATTTCCCGAATGGGGTGAATGGGACCCTGAATCATTTGAAACAATAGAACCTATTCGTAGTAAAGAAAATCATCATGATGAATATACTCCTCATTGGGTAGCACCAGGCAAACAATTAAGAACATATTCAGGAAAAAGAGAAGGCTGGAATTTAGTAAGAGCATTAATAGAAGATGGTCAAACAATCATGTCTTGGCCTAAAAAAGTAAGAGTAACAAAATATTATGCATATGCAGAAGTTGATGATGATGGTCCTAGACATCGTGGCGAACTTTTAGAACAATTAGAAACAGATGTATTTTTCATTGCTAATACTGAAACATTACCTAATTTAGAAGAGCTAATTGATTACAGAAGTGAACATACTTTTCCTAAATGGGATAAAAAGTTTCAGCAAATAATAACACCTGCCGCTGGACTTAGTACACTTATATTTGCATTTAAATTAAATTTACAAAAAAATGATACTATTGTTGCGTATGATTGTTCAAGAACTGCCCTTAAATTTACAAAAAAGATAATAAAAGAATGGGACGGTAGTGATTATTTTAATTTTGCTAAAGAAATGCTAAAGGATAATTCTGTTGAATGGAGAGGTTATAATAAAATAGAAGATGCTGATAGAGTTATAAAAGAATTAGAAGGATTTCAAAGATGGGTAAATGAAATACTTCCTCATATAAATGTTCATTATAGAAATATAGATATTCTTAACCCAGAGCATTTTGAAGACATAACAAACGATTTAACACAAGATAAAGTTACTTATTTACATTTAAGTAATATATTTCATTATATGCCTACATCATTTTATTATAGCCTACAGCAAAGATGGCAATTGTGTAATGATATTTTAATTCAATTAAAAGAAGTATCAAAAAATAATAATATATTAGTATATGCGGCACGTGGCGCAGGTCAATGTACTCCTATGCTAAATTGGATAGACGATTGTGAAATAGTTAAATTTTCTGATATTCCAGAAACAAATCCAATGAAGCTATTAAAGTGGAATAAAAATGCTAAAACAGAACAAGTAGACAATAAACTTTATATACGTAATTTAAAGATAGTAAAACAGTTTATTAATAAATGTTGTGAAAAAACACACTATCAAGATTTAAAACTTCCTGATGAGAAGTTTAAAAAATGGAAAGAAGATAATAGTTTAATACCACAATATTGTGACTGGATTGTTCATCATAGCAATACTCCAAGTTTACTTTTAAATATTCCAGTACCATATAAAGAAATGACAGCAGAAGCAGAACAATTTTTAGGACGATATGTTAAACATAGAGGAGGTTGGAATCCAGGCTGGAGCAGTATTGTAATTCATGGACAAGATGTAGATAGAACACAACCTGCAAATTATTATATAGAAGAAGGAATTGATACCAAAGAAAATAGTGCTCCATATGATTGGACAAGTATAGCAAAAGATTGTCCAGTTACAGTAGATTGGTTAAAAAATAAATTTCCATTTGATGAATTTCACAGAGTTAGGTTTATGTTAATAGAACCAGGCGGGTATATTAAACCACATCAAGATTTTGACACAAGAAGCATAGCGGCTTTTAATGTTTCGTTAAGTAATCCACCAGGAGTACAGTTTGCATTAGAAGATGCTGGACTAATTCCATGGCAACCAGGAGAGGTACGTGGCATTGATATAGGAAGAAAACATTCAGTGCTTCATAATGGAACAGAAAATAGAATTCATATGATTGTTCATGGGCTTTGGGGCAAAGGATTCGAAAGGTGCATTATTGAAAGTTTTGAGCAACTTTTGATAAATATAGGCCATATTAACAACTAAGTTAACTCTATAAACCGCTGATTTAAACAAATCTAAATAAATACATATATAGTAAATTTAGGCATTAGTCTATATCAGAAAAGGAGCTTAACATGGCAAATCTTACTTCACCTGGCGTACAGGTTTCAGTAACAGACGAATCAGTATACGGTCCTGGCGGAGCGGGTACAGTTCCTATGTTATTCATTGCTACTGGTGAGGACAAGGTTGATCCAACCCTAACTGAATCAGACGGCATTGCAAAATATACGAAGTCTGCGAATTCAAACAAACCTATTCTAGTTACTTCACAACGTGAACTAACACAATACTTTGGAAATTGCGATTTTCATAAAGTAGGTGGTACAGTTCAACAAGGTGACGAAACAAATGAATACGGATTATTGGCAGCATATTCATTTTTAGGTCAAAGTGCAGCGGCGTACATAGTACGTGCTGACGTGAACTTATCACAACTTAGACCTCAGTCAGCGGCACCAACAGGTGACCCTGCAAATAACACATATTGGATAAATCCAACAGGTGCTACATTTGGTATAAACGAATATACTAACGGTGCTTGGTTAGAAAAAACTCCAACAGTTGAAGTTGTAACTACAGCAGGCGCGGCAACGGCCACAGTAGTTAACGGCAATTACCTAGTTGAAATAGTTAACAGTGCAACTGAAACAGCATTTTATTATTATAAAGGTGTATCAGGTGCTTGGGATCTATTAGACAATGGGTTCTCAGACGATGTTAACTGGTCAGCACATTATACAGCACCAACTTCACCAACAGGTGGTGATGTTTGGATTAAAACTACAACTCCAGGCGGATTTGTAATTGACCCACAATTATTTACAGACGTAGCAGGTGCATTCGTAAAGAAAGCTCCTGTATATGCACAAAACGGTACACCAGCAGGAACTACAGCAGACGTATTTGCTGACGGAACATTAGCAACAGCACGTTCTTTCTCAGATGGAGACATTTGGTTAGACCATGATGCACAAAACGGTACAAGTGGTAAAATTGTATTAAAACGTTATGATAGTGTACAATCTGATTGGGACAATATTGCAACAGATGCCACAGTAGCAACAGGCGGTTTTGTAATGTCAGTTTCGACAACACAACCATCTGGTGCACCAGTAACTGGTACACTTTGGTATGATCCAGATGTAAACGAATTAGCAGTCTACGAAGTAGAAGCTGATTCAGGAGTACAAAAATGGAAAAGAGCCGCAGATGTACAATACACAACAACAGCACCAACTACAGATACTGGCGGTGCGGCATTAGCAGACGGCGACTATTGGGTTGATACAGATGCAAGTGGTTATCCTGTAATTTACAGACATAACGGTACAGCATGGGTTGTTAAAGACAACGCAGATCAAACTACAGCGGCAGGTGTTACATTTGGCGATATTACAGCTAATGATACAACTGCAGACACGTTTGAAGCAACTCTATTAGCAGGTGCTCCAAATCCACTTACACATCCAGTAGGAATGACAGGTATTAATATGTGTCGTTCAGGCGGAACTGTTAGAGAATATGATTCAACATTATCAACAACTTGGAAATGGCGTAACAAAGCTAGTAATCAAGCAAATGGCTCAGGTTCATTTGGTAGATTAGGTCAGCGTAGAGTTGTTACAACAGCTATGCAGGCATCAGCGGCAGTTGCAGAACTACGTGAAGATACTGTAGCATTCCGTTTAATTGCGGCTCCAAGTTATACAGAGTTATATGATGAAATGGTAACATTAAACGCAGACAGAGACGAAACAGCATTTATTATTGTTGACGCTCCATTCCGTTTAAATGCAACTGAAGCAGTAGCTTGGAAACAAGGTACAACTGCAACAGAAAATGGTGAAGTTGGACTAGTAACAGCAAATACTTATAGTGCTGTTTATTATCCACATGCATTAACAACTAACCCAGCAACGGGTGATAATGTTGTTGCACCAGCATCACACATAGCATTGTATACATATGCTTACAGTGATAATGCATCATACCAATGGTTTGCACCAGCAGGCTTAACACGTGGTGTTGTACAAAATGCAACTAACGTTGGTTATTTGAATACTGAAAATGAGTTTGTTAAACTATCATTAACTCAAGGATCTAGAGATGCAATGTATGCACAAAAACTTAATCCAATTGCTAAATTCCCTTCAGATGGCGTTGTAGTATTTGGACAAAAGTCAATGCACGCCTCAGCATCAGCATTAGACAGAGTTAACGTTGCAAGACTTACGGCTTATTTAAGAGAACGTTTTGCAGTTATTGCAAGACCTTACTTATTTGAAACTAATGACGCAGGAACTCGTGCAAACGCTAAAGCAACATTTGATGGATTTTTATCAAATATTATGCAACAACGTGGTGTTTACGACTTTGCAGTTGTATGTGATGAAACAAACAATACAGCGGCAAGAATAGATGCTAATGAATTTTATGTTGATGTGGCAATTGAGCCAACTAAATCAGCAGAATTCATTTACATTCCAATTAGAATTGTAAATACTGGCGAATTAGCTTAATATTTTAATTTAATTATACATAAAAGGGCTACTATAGAGATATAGTAGCCTTTAATGTGGTAAATTTGGGAGATTGTTAATTTTCATCATTGATTTGATAAATACAATATAACAGAATACTACAATATAGTATTATAGGAGAAAAACAAATGGCTGTAATTACAAATTTTGGAGTCCCA